TAATCGGTATTGATGAATACAATATTGATGAAGTTATAGACGATTTTAAAAATGACACTAACATATTTTGTTATGTTGACGCAGTTTCAGGAAAAGTAATTGCAGATTATACTAAAAACGGAGGTACTAAAATTGAATACTAAACCAGATAAATTTGTTAATAGCGATCCAGCTATATTTGTTGAAGGGAAACCTTTAAGTGATGTTGTTAACGGTACAACTTTTAACGTATGTTATTTAAGAGAATATATGGATTCAGAACAAGAAGGTGATTATTTCTATGCATATGAAACTGTATATAGAAATGTACCTAATAAGTTTAAGAAATACTTTAATGATAATATGAAATTAAAGATTGTTAAATTTTTAGATTGGAATTATAAAGAAACAGCTTCTAATTTTGCTAAAACAACTAAAGTACAGTTGATTAGTGAAAAGAAATATTACCAAACATATGAAGATGTATTTGGTGAAACAGCTAGAGGTAATAAAGATTTATTTAATGATTATGGTCAAGCATATGCCAGACAATCATTAAGAAAGGATTATAATCCTAAACTTACTAAAAGTAAGATCAAAAATACAAAATATGCGTGGAGAAAGGTACAATAATGAGTAAACATGATATAACAGACCAATATATTGGTCAAGAAGATATAGGTAAAAACTTATACAGAAAAAAAACTTACTATACATTATGCATAGAGCAAGATGTATTAGCTAAAAACCAAGATGAGGCAGATACATTGCTTTCAGACGCAGGTATTAACTATTCAAACATAGGTAAAGACTTAGCAGAAGAAAAAGGCGGTGTTGAAACACATATGGTAGACGCCAACTATACAGAATCAGGTGATACTGAATATGTTGCTAAAGTAGTTTATGACGATTATGATAGTTTAGAAAATGCCAAAGAAAATGGCGATGTTGAACTAGACACATATGCTTTAGAAACCGATGTCATTAATGACAAAGGCGAAGTTGTTGAAAAAGAAAAAGAAATGGATCCATTAGGCGATTTAGAAAAAGTTGTTTATGGAACTAAAGAAGAATCTGATGTTGATGTTTCAAATAATTTAGAAGCAGAAAGTCAGTTAGGTAAATAATGGCAAGATTTAAAATATTAGTTGATTATGATGATAATTCTGTTGAGGTAAATAAAGTTTCTATTGTTGGTGGTTTTACAATGCCATCTTTAGAAATGACAGATTTACTAACAGATGTTATTAATGATTTAGAAGAAAAAAAATCAGGTAGTTGGAACGGTTATATTGCTGATTTACAAAAAGACATTGATAAACAAAAGAAAATAAGGGTAGGTAAATAGTGAAAACTGTAAACGTTGAACTAAAAAAGACAACTGTATTAGAGGCATATAATCAAGTGAAACTATTGAGTGATTTGGATTTTCCTAATTTTCAAAAAGGCGAACCACTTCATAATCTAATTATGGAAATTAAAAGAGATATAAAAAAACAAAATAAACAACCACCACTTTGGCTACAATTTTTAGAGTTTTGGCCATTGAGTATAGTTGTGCCAGCGATGTTAATTCTAATATTGACAGCGAATATTTGGCAATGGTAAAGAAAGAGGACATGAAATATAACGAAGATAAAATTATAAAAGAAATAACAGAGTACATTAAATCAACATATGGCCAACATTATGTATCTAACGCTACAGGTGACGAAGGTTTTCAGGTACAAGATTTGTTAAGATCAGTAGGTATTGATAAAGATTTTTGCCAAGCCAATGCAATTAAATATCTTGCTAGATTTGGTAAGAAAAATGGTAGAAATAGAAAAGATTTATTAAAGGCTATTCATTATGTAATATTATTAATGAGTAGTGAAGACGCAACAGCACCAACTGTTTCATGGGCTAAAGAAGGAGAATAATTATGAAAGCGACAAAACAAATGAAGTGTTGTATATGCGAAATAGAAATTGATAATGGTATGGATTACCATAATCCAACACCACTTGGAAAAGATGTATGTTGTACCTATTGTAATATAACTAAAGTGTTACCGGCAAGACTTAAAAATCTTGGAAATAGATTAGATAAAGTGCAACCACAAGTTGCGAAACAGCTAGTATTACCTTTTGGAGAGGGGGTACTCTAGTATGCAGACAGCGAGAAAAAGCGTTCCTGGCGCATCCTGGCGCTTTCCTGGAGTACAAAAACAAGTAAATACAGTGTTTCTTGTAGGGTTGCCATTTATAAGGGTTCCTGATAGCTTAATGAGAATAAACAATATAACGGAAGGATTACAATGAGTTTTAGATACGATAAAGAGAATTTATACAAAGAATTTGCAGAGGCAAAGAAAAAAGATGTTGCTTTGTCCAAATTAAAAGACCAAGACGCCAAAGAAAACGATTATTTCACAAATAGAGTTAAATTTTGTGTAGATCATAAAGAACTAAAAATATCAAAACCACATTATTATGAACATGTTAATGTTAACTTTGATAATTTAGAGATAGCTTATAGATCAGCAAATCCTAGAGACCATTTTTATAAAACGGTTTTTGGAATGACTTATGCAGAAAAAATGGGACAAGAAAAAAGAGAACATGAAGCTACAGACCTTGGAGAATCTAAATCAGGATTGACAACTACGAAGAAAAAAGAAGAAATTCAAAGAGAGTGGTACTAATGAAAAGAAAAAGAAATAAATTAGAAATAAAATTAGATGAGTATAATCACATAATGGAATTAATTAGAACTATACTTCCAATTGTGTTGTTAATAATGCAAACCATAATTTTAATAAAAGTGTTTAACTAATTATATGAGAACAAATATAATAACTAAAGAAAGAGGAAAGATGAGAACAATGATGATGTTAATGACCATAATTGGTTTAATGATAGCAACTATGGCAAAAAGTGATGAGAACACTAAAGTGACACTAAAAGAATTTGGTAAGTCAGTTTCAGAGGTTCCAATGAAGATTGGTAATCACTTGTCTATGGAAATTGAAAAAACTAAAAAGTTCCAAAAAGAAAATTGGGCTAAGGGTAAAATTCAATTAGCTAAAACAATAGACCAAATAAAAGGATTGTTTAATATAAAACAGTAATGATTAGAAATATACTAATATTATTAATCGGTTTAGCACTTACAAATTGTGCTTCTACAAATAGATCACAAGTAGGAGCAGTTTTAGGTGCTACAACAACCACTGGTGCATGTATTGAAATGGGAGTAAGTGATCCCTATGTTGTCGCTGGTTGTACTTTAGTTGGTGCCTTTGCTGGTGCAGAAATTATGTACAATTCAGATTATGATGTACATAATGCTGTATTCGTAGATCATTTAAACAATGGTATTAATGGTTCTTCATATACTAATTGGTATAATAGTAAAACAGGAAATTCAGGCATAATTAAAATTACACGATCTTATATGGAAGGACCGTTTAAGTGTAAAGAATATGACGCTACAGTAGACATAACAAATAGATGGCCATTAATTGGTATAGGCGGTGTTAATAGAGAAGTTATATTTGGTACTGCTTGTCAATTACCAGATGGACGTTGGGTGGAGTTAAAACAATGATACATAAAGTAAGTGAACTATGTAAAAAGATTAATGGTATAAAAGCCGTTAGTGATAGATTATATAAAATAAAATATAATAAAACAAAGTCACCAGAGCGTGACGCTGAAGTTGACAATATGATAGTAGATATACAATCACAATGTAAACTTGTAGCAAGTGATAAAGGAAATTATGGCGAATAATACAACAATACAAAATCTTAAAAAAAGAAAAGATGAAATAAAGGACGAAATGGAATTTTCAGGTGAAACAAATACTTTAAATGACGAACTTTATGAAATTAATGATACATTAACAAAGTTAGGAGCAAATGACGAAACAACTAGACATATTAGCTAAGTGTGTAATAATAGCAATGTTAGTTTGGTTAACTATATCAGTTAACAAAATAAACAAAAAAGTATTTCCGGATCCAAATATAATGATTCCTTTAGTACAAAAACTAGATTGGAACAGAAATTAATAAAAAATGATAGAAATATTTGAAATATTTTGGTCAGC